GCTATTGGTGCAGGAGCATTGCAATCAAACGTAACTGGTTCAAGTAACATTGCTATTGGAAATGGTGCTGGACTTAATTTAACATCTGGTACTAACACAATAGTTGGAACTGAATCTGGTGGCACATTAACAACTGGTTCCAATAATACTATACTTGGATACGACGCAGAACCATCATCTGCAACTGTTTCTAACCAAATAACACTTGGTAATGCTAGCGTTACAAACATTAGAGTTCCTGGTATAGGTTTTGACGGTAACACAAACCGCGTATCAATTACTGGTTATTCTAAAGTTAGTGAATATTGTGCAACTACTGCACCTGTAGTTAAAACAGCAGACTTTACTTTGGCTGATACAGAAAACTTTATTGTTAATAACAAGTCAGGGTCAACATGTGTTGTTACTTTACCATCAGGTACAGAGTACATTGGTCGTATTGTTCACATTGTAAACTGGCAAGGTCAACACCTCGCTTCAGCATCAAGTAATGTGTATAGCACAGCAGGAACACTCCAAGCTAATATAACAAAACAAACCAGTGGTTCATCAGCAGCTATAGTGTATGATGGTACCTATTGGTATACGATGTTTGAAAACTAAAATTAAATAACGAAGGAAAATAAATGAAGGAATTCTTTTTCTTGGCTGGGATGCAACGTTCTGGCGCAACAATCATTAGTCAGATATTAAATCAAAATCCTGACATATGGGTAACGCCGGCAAGTCCATTGTTTAGAATGATGGTCACGCAATCACAAAGTCATAATGAATTAGAAAATATAGATTACAATAGAAGTGCTGCAATAGACGATGTTATTGCTACAATTCCACATGCGTTTTATCAAGACAAGTCAGCTAAATATATTATTGATAAGAATTTAAATTGGACAAGTCCTACAGGCGTTGAAGTTATAACTAAATACATTACAAAAAATGTTAAAATAATATGTCCAGTAAGAAACGTATTAGATGTTTTAACTTCCTTCGATACAATTATTAATGCTCACCCTGATTCTAAAAATAACCAAATGGATGAGCAAGTATTGGCTACAACTTTTGCAGATAAACCATTAGCAGATAGAAGAGCTGATTTTTTAATGCAACATGATAAAGATGTTTCTTTAAGTTTAAAATTTATGAAGCATGCTTTAATTCCAGAATATAGGCACTTGTTTCATTTTGTAGACTACGATGATTTTGTAACTAATCCAGAGAAGGAGATTAATAGGATTTATGACTTCTTGGAAATTGAAAAATATAATCACGAATTTGAAAACATTAAAGATATCTCAGGCATCTCCGAAGACAGTCTTACACGCATTAAACATTTACACACGATTCGCCCCACAGTACAAAAAATCTCCCGTAGACCAGAAGACGTGTTCTTGCCAGAAACAATAAGACGTTATTCAGGACTAGAGTTCTGGAGAAACATCTAATGCAGTTAACCGATTTAGTTAATGAATACAACTACAGAAAATGTCGTGGTCCAGAGAACGCAACACCAAAAGAACTAGCAGAGGCATTTGCATTCTTTTGTGAAAACTATGCTTATATTAAACATCCTAATCAAGGACGCATTCCTTTTGTTTTAAGGGACGCGCAAAAAGAAACTGTAGAAGCTTGGCTGTCTGAAAGATATACCATAGTATTAAAAGCTCGTCAGATTGGATTCTCCACACTGGCTGCAGCCTATGCATTCTGGATTACCTTCTTTTGGCCAGATAGATTCGTAGTTATGCTTTCAAAGACTGAACGTGAAGCTACAAAGCTACTACAAAAAGCTAAATATATTTATAAATTTATACCTGACTGGATGAGACTATCTGGTCCTGAACTACTGCAAAATAACGTTTTAAAGATGTCATTTAATAACGACTCTGTAATTGAGTCAATGCCATCTGCTAACGAGCCTGCTAGAGGTGAATCAGTATACTTGGCTATAATCGACGAGATGGCATTTTTGCCTAATCCTGAGGAAGCCTGGGCATCAATAGAGCCAATTGCTGACGTAGGTGGTCGTGTTATCTGTCTATCTACTGCCAAGGGTGAAGGCAACATATTCTTTAATTTATGGCAAGGTTCGCAAAATAATACAAACAGATTTAAAGGAATCTTTTTTCCATGGTCAGCATCGGGTCGTGACCAAGCTTGGTATGACGCGCAAGCCGCAGAACTACCAATATGGCAGCTGCACCAAGAGTACCCATCAAATCCTGAAGAAGCCTTTATTCGTTCTGGCCGCCCAGTATTTGATTTAGATTCTTTAAAGAAATTTGAAACTACTACTCCTAAAAAAGGTTACAATAAAAAATTATCTGATGTTCGAAACTCTTTTATGTTTGACCCCAACGGTGGGCCACTATCCATATGGCAAGTCCCACAGGCCGGAGCTAGATACGTTATTGGGGCAGACGTTGCCGAAGGATTGGCAAGAGGTGACTACAGCTCTGCTCATGTTATTGATGCTAAGTCTGGTGTTGTCGTAGCCCACTGGCATGGGCACGTAGACCCAGACAAGTTTGGCGAAGAAGTTCTCTATGCCCTTGGATTCTTTTATAATGAGGCATTGGTTGGCGTTGAGTCCAATAACCATGGTTTAACAACCCTAACTGCTTTAAATAAAAATAATTATCATAATTTATATCGTCAGCGTAGATTAAACCAAAGACACGCAGAAGCCACAGAAACATTGGGTTGGCGCACAACAACCTTAACAAAACCTCTGGCAGTAGACGAACTAAATGCCAATATTAGAGACGGTGTCCTAGACATCAGATGCGAATACACTATAGCTGAACTTAAGACTTTTGTCCGTGATGACAATGGCTCAACTCATGGTTCACCCCATGACGACCGAGTCATGAGTCTAGCTATAGCTAACCAGATGCTAAAATATGTATGGTTGCCAGAATATAGCCCTAAAACTGATGCCCCATTTGGCACCCTAAACTTCTTTGCTAAGTCGGTCAAAAAGCCCCAAAAAGAAAAAGACCGTTACTTTATCGGAGAATTTAATTACTACAATGATAAGATGTAAAGAAAAATCCTATAGTAAGGCCTTTTATGCAATGCACTAATTGTTCAAAAGAATTAAAGACAGAAAATGACCTAAAGCGTGAGATTTGTTTTACGTGTCACGTCAAAGGCATTAGATTTGGCTTTGTCAGTGTTGAATATGGACAAAAAGCCTGGAACAACTCAACTATTAAGGAAACACAAGACATGTATAAAAATATGCCAAACGTAGAAAAAATATCTACAAGAAAAGAATTGATTTGACATGGCTGATTGGCTCGTTCCTATACTTGTCGCTGTTATTGGTGGTCCTTTGGTGGTGCTAGTTCAAACTTTTAAAAGAGAAAGCAGTCAACAGCATGGTGTTTTGGCCGGCAAAATAGACAAGATTGCTGAAAAACTAGATGGTCATATTGAGTGGCATATGACTAAGCCAACAAGAAAGAAAAAAGATGAAAGCTAGAATTAAAAAAGCACCTGTTGCTAAAGTAGGTAAACAGCCTAAGTCTAAAAAGATTGAAGTTCCTGCAGTAAAAGCTGCAAAGAAAGAATTAACAAAAGCAGAAAAAAAACTTTCATTAGCTAAAGCAGCTTTAATAATTGCTAAGAAGAAAGAAAAAAAGAAGTAATGCCAAAGTTTTCATTATATACAATTGACGGACCATTATACCGTTGCATTGAATGTAAAGCTTGGACAAGTTCAGAAGAACACTTATGTGAAGAACAGTCTTTTGTTTATACGGAAGAAGAATTTTTAGTAATAAAAGCAAACGAGGAACGTAAAATATATGGCAACTAAAAAGAAAACAGCTGCACAAGCAAAGATTTCTAAGGTAATGAAGGAATACAAAGCTGGCAAATTGCATAGTGGAGTAGACCCTAAAGGACCAAAGAAAGCACGAATCGTTAAATCACGTAAGCAAGCTATTGCAATTGCACTTAGTGAAGCAGGAAAATCTATAAAGAAAGCAAAAGGTAAATAATGTTATTACAAAGACAATACACATACACATATGATGGTTCAACTGGACCATTCAATTATCCAGCTGACTGGTTCCCAAGCGGCTGTGCTGGTTTTGATACAGTAGCAGTAACCATTGAAGCACCAACGGGTTGGATTGGAACAATTTCATTTTGGGGTGGAGCAGCACCTGATGGATTAGCACCAGCTCTCT